AATACTTGCGCCAGCTAACGATTGTCCTGGAAGCCCTTTGTTTTCATTGTAGTAATCTATTGTATCAAATATTGCTAATTTTAAATCAGCAGGTAATATAGCATATCCTGCTCTATACGATACTTCTAAACTTCTATACGGTGTCGTATAAGAAGAATTAAAAGGCACCTTATAATTACTACTCATAATTCTATCATTACGAATATCTACAAAATAATCAGTATCTTCTACTAGAAGAGTTTGTGTAACTCCCCCGTCTGAAGATACATTAACAGAAGTTACACTGATAAGAGGAAACATAGATACGCGAACTTCTACGCAGTTGCTATCAAACCACTCCGTAAAATCTTCTGAAACATATGTAACGAATGTTCTATTACAGTAATTTTCAATTAAAGTGCTAACAGAGCTTACTAATACTTGTAATTTTCCATCGTTCTCTGGATTCCTTAATCCTTTATATTCCTTGAACTCTTCTAAAGTAACTAAATCAGTCATGATTTCCTCTTATAAGTGTAGGAATTGTCGCCCCCGAAGGGGCGACGTTTCCAGCATATTAATTAATATTAACTAGCTAACTCTAAGTTTACTGTTCCAAGACCTGTAATAATATCATCAAACGCGAAACGACGTGAAGATACTAGTACACGTTTTTGGTTAATGATATCACGATCAGACTCTGTCATAATACCACGAAGTTCACCACGTAAGAAATTACGTGGGTTAACCATAACAGCAACAGGAGTTCCAACTGTTTCAGCAGTAATAGCAGCATTGTCAAACATTTGTGAAACTAGAACTCTAACACCAAATAGGGAACCTACTTGTCCTGTTAGAATAGTAGCACGGCTACCCAATACATCAACAGTCTTAAAGTTAGGGAACTTCATCATCTCATAATATGTATCATGAGCACATAGAAGAACTAGTTGACTTGGGTCTAGACCATATAAACCTAGATTTTTTCTCATGTCAACAATATAATCTTCGTTGAAATTATCCCAAATTGTTGTTGATCCGGCTGGTAACCCAACAGCATTACCTGTATTTCTTCCTGTTAAACCAGTAATAGGATCATATCCAGTTGCAGTAGCTACACCAGCTCCACGTAAATGAGCTAAATCAGAAGCGCGAGCCATACGACGTGCAACAGCATCAGAAATAATTGGACCAAGAGCTACAATTGAATCTTCTTCTTCTTCATATCCAATGTATTCTTTTGTTGCTAATTTATGAGCTTCTAAAGTCTTTTGACCAATTGTATGTGTATCTGTATCACCACCAGATGCTCCTCCAATTCCATTTGTATTTTCAGTATAAGGGGCTACTTCTGAACGGAAACGTGATGGATGTACCCAGGAAGCTTCACCAGCTTCTGGATTAATTGGCATGTGCATTGTAGGTGTTGACATTGGAATAGTACTAAATAGTGATTCAACTACTAATTGTTCACGTAATGCATTTTGTACACGAGTTGAATATTCTTCTTCCCATTGTGTATCTACACCAGTATCCCAGTGTTCCATTCCAGATTTTGTTACTAGGCCTTCAAAAGCTTTTAATTGGTTAATTGGTTTTCCAAAAATCTTAGAAGCAATTACTAAACCATCTTTTTGAGCAACAGTTAAATTATCAAAAGGCCCTTTGCCATCTTCAGCAAAATTCATTTTGCTTTTTGCAGCATAAACAGCTTGCATACCTTCACTTTGCTCTTTAATTGTTTCATGTAATCCTTTAAGAGCTGTGGACATTTCTTCTTCTCTTTCTAGAATTTTCTTTTCTAGATCTTTTACTAGGCGTTCAGCTGCTGTAGTAGCAACTGCACTAACCCTTTCTGCCTCTTCCTTAGCTTTTCTTTCTGCTGCGGCTTCGGCTGCTTTTTGAGCTTCTAGATCGCGTACAACTTCTTCCCTAATTTGTTTTGCTAATGCAGCAAAATCTACGGTAGGAGCGTTGTTTGTGTCTTTTTCGTCTTTCATTAAATTCTCCTCACTAATGTCTTGAGATTTATTAAATTGTTTTTTAAATTCCTCGTATTCCTCAGATGAATTAAAATTCTTAGCAACACTAAATGTGGCACTGGCATTTGCCGGAATTGTTACGACGCTCACTTCAAGCAGCTCTACAGCCTTTATAACAAATATATCAGTTGTAGAATCGTAATCGGCATCTTTAACCAAAAAACCTACACTAAAAGTGCTAACGATGCCATCTTTAATCAGTTGAGCAATATCTCCGGCAGCCTTACTAATCTTAGCCGTTATTTTTAAACCTTTCTTATCAACCGTATGGTTAATAGTTTTTCCTATAGGTTTACTCATATCGTGATAAGCTAATACAACGGGATTTTTTAGATAATTATCAAGAGCCCCGGCCTGCTTCCACGCATCAGCTAGAACAACATCGCCCATGCGGTCTTTGTCATCCGTACTGGCATAGCCGGTAATTAATAGCTCATCATCATCTGGTGCTGCTTTAGTTTCAATAGGAGTTACGAGGTGTAATACTTTATTTATCATTCGATTCTCCTGAACCATTGTCGTCGTTACTATCATCCTGTCCCGGTGGTCTGCCACCCTCTCCGGGATTAGTAGCACTACCAGCAATATTCGCTGGTATTCGTAGTTCATCTGCGTGCTCTTCATCTATAGGATCTAACCTAAGTTCTGCACGCGCTTCATTTGCGGTGATGATTCCCGCATTTACTAGTCCTGTATAATACTGTGCTGCATCTCTCATTTCTGGGCGTAAAGCTCTTATTTTAATTACATCCGGTTCTAAATCGTATGCAAAAAAAGCTTCTAGAGCTGAGATATATTTAGCAGTTAAAGGTAATACTGTTGTTTCATAAAATAACTGTAAGTTTGGTCTTATATTAGCGTTATTTCCCGAATCAAGAAGAATCGGTGGTACTCCTAACGCTTTCAAAATCTTTAAATCAAATTTATCTACAGAATCTGATAGGTCCAATTCATTATACTTAACTTGGCTTAATGGATTTACCTTTAGATCTCCATCTAGTATGAGTGGCTTTTTAGCTCCCGATTCTGGGCGGTAAGCTACGGCCCACTCAGCTAATAATCTTTGTTTGATTTTATTTCCCAAGACATTGGGTGTTGTAAGAATTAATCCAGGAATTGCTCCATTTTCGAAGAATTGTTCTTGAAATCTAAGCATTCTGTACTGTACTCGAATAGAGTTGGCTGCTGAACGTAATCTGGATTCTCCAGTATATACTGATTTACCACTATTGTCCTTAACATGTATTATTTCATTAGTAGTAAATTTAGTATTACCATCATATTCATATCCAGCAATTTTATTTTGACGTTTACCTGGAAGAACTGTCATTAATTTAGCGGGAAGATGCCACATATTTACGCCATCAAAATAGATATAACCATTACCTGTTAATACTACATCCATGAATATTTGACGTCTAAATGTGCTAATATCTTCTTCTGGGTTCGGATAAAAGTTTAGCATTTGTTCTAATCTTTTTTGTCTAACTCTTATGGGTCTATCCGAATTAATGGGATCAAGGGTTCTAGGTGGGATATTTAGTGCTTTTGTTATTGAAATATCTACTTCTGATGCTGCATCTACAATTAAATCAGTGCCTCTTCGGGCATATTCTAGTGAATTGTACGCGTTTTCGTAATAATAACGTTTAAAACTACTTTCTACTTTATTTCCCTCATCTGCATAAATGGCTGGTTGACCTCTATGCTTCCATGCTATCTCTAGTCTTTTTAGTATATTCATATTATATGTCTAACCTTGGCATACCAACTGTGGCTAAGTCATATCGTTCCTTTCCAAAGAATTTAGCATAATTTTCAGGATGGGGGTCATCAATAGTTATTAGTCCAATATGTCCAATTATATTTGTAAATTTTCCACCTACTGATTTCTCAATTCCATATAGAGGAAATGTTCTAGCATATACTGGAATCTCTGCTCCAGTGGAATGTAAAACTTTATAATGGGATATAAATTCACGACCTTGCTCTACTGCTGCCATCCACTCCTTTAATACACGATCTCTATCATCTGGTACAATCGCATTAACCCAATTGAATTTTAATAACTCCGAAGGAAGTCTACCAGTAAGTCTAGCAAATGTTCGATTTACCCATATACATTCCCCCGCCGCATTAGTTTCACAAATTGACAAGTTTAAATCTTGAAAAAACACCCTTTGGCGTTGTTCAGATAATAACTGTCTAATTTCGATTCTGTCTATAGCATCACGAAAGCTACCTCCACCATTGGGAAATAGCTCTCTCATAATTACTTCCAACTTCTGATGTAATACTTTATCTTCCTGTACATATAGAAATAACGGTTTAAACAGCTTTGTGTATAGCATGATGCCTAGAGTTATTGCTGCAATTATAGTAGAAAGAACGAAGTATCCGTCATGAAAAAGATTGACTATACTCCAGTCCAAGTTAATCTCCTTTACTTAGATTCTTTTCTCTTTGAATTTCCAACCATCTCTCTTGTTTTGGAGCAGTTGAAAGAGCCGGCTTTTGGCTGTAGACAGCATGCAAACGTTTATGACAGTCACGGCATAATGTACGTACATACTCGTAAAGCTCATATTGATGAGATGAAATAAATTCGTCTCTGCAGTCAATAATGTCTTCCACTGTTGTTATTGTTATATTGTTCTTTTTGCACCAATTGGTAAAAAGAAGATCTACCGTGAATAGATGGTGCAAATCGAGACTGCCCGTTATTCCACATACATAACAAGCAGAGTCCTTTTTATATTTGGACTTTGCTCGATCGCGTACATATTTTATAGGGATTCTCTTTAGGGAAGTTGACATAGCAAAATTGATTTCTTTAAGTTATTATTATTTTTCTCATATTTTAATTCTACTATAATTTTAGCACCATGTCAAGAACTTTTTTTCTCCTGCACGGTTTTAACCTATACCACCCATTCCTTGCTCATAGGTGTAAATCGCATAACGTATAGCGTCTGCCATATGACTAGCACGATTATGTTCTGGTTTCTCAGTTTCTATATTCCATTGACCATCCTGAACATTACCTTTCCATTTATAGTTTCGAAGAGCATAAATACTTTCTACACACTCTTCGTGAACTTGGAGTCTATGATTATCAATCACTGCTCCAACTGCACCAATACCGTCCGTTACAGACTTTTTGGCGTTAATAGTAGTAATATCATACATAGCTGCAAGGTCGAACCTTGTTTGGGCAGCAGAACTATCAATAAAGATATAATCAATAGCGTAAGAATTGTTGAGATTAGCGATCTCCAAAGCATGAGCTTCTGTTGACCTTTGTTGAGCAAAATATTCGTCAATTATAGTGTATCTATTCAATCCATCTTCATCTTGATCTACATAAATAACACATTGTGCAGTTTGATCACGGAATCCTATATCAAGTCCAGATATTACATCAGCACGTTCTGGATCATCTAGTATGCGATTTATGAGTGCAGTAGCATCAATTATATCAGCATTATCAAATG